CCGTTTACCTATATCGCAGAAGTTATTAAATGCTACAAGCGCATGGAAAAAATTAAATCAAGGTGGGCACGTAGAATTAACAGATGTCAAAGATATATATTCTTATATGTCTTCAGAAATAGGAATAGAGCGTGGTCATAAAAATCTTAAAACAGCCAACAAAGAACAATACGAGCTAGAAGAGTTAGTCATGCACCACGGATTATTAATGGGTGGTAGACCCTGGGATGTAGCTTTTGATAAAGTAGGCACGCGTGATAAAGAATTTTTAAGGTCTATTGAAACGAGGAACAGGGATTTTACAAAGAGTGATCCTAAGATTCATTTAAGTACTATTCATGGAGCTAAAGGGGGAGAAGCAGATAAAGTTATGTTGCTCACAGACTTATCAAGAAAGTCACAAGAAGCAATGGAAAAGGATTCAGATGATGAATGCCGTGTGTTTTATGTAGCAGCCACACGTGCCCGTAATGAGCTACACGTAGTACAACCGCAGAGAGATGGAGGATTCATAATATGAGTTTTAGTAGTGGTATAAAAACTAAATCAAAAGTAAAAGAAAATATATTACAACATGCTAAAGAGTTAGTAAGTAGTGATAGAGAAAGCACACATGGTGATGTGAGAGAAAATCATGAACAGATTGCAGAGTTTTGGAATATATTTTTAGATAATAAATTAAAACCAATGATTGCAATTACATGTGATGATGTAGCTGTGATGATGGCTTTATTAAAAATATCAAGATCAACCCAAGGCAAATTTAATGTAGATGATTACATTGATGCCGCCGCATACATGGCAATAGCAGGAGAGTTAAAAGATGAATATTAATTCAGATTGGATAGCACCCACGGAATTCCCGGATTTAAGTAACCGGGAAAAAATAGCAATTGACTTAGAAACTTGCGACCCAGGACTTATTAAGGATGGTCCTGGGTGGCCTAAAAAGATAGGTGCGGTTATTGGTATAGCAGTAGCTGCTAATGGATTTAAAGCTTACTATCCTATTGCACATGAAGGTGGTGGTAACATGGATAGTAAGAAAGTTATTAAGTATATTAAATCTTTATGTGAAGATGAAAAATTAGAAAAAGTGTTTCATAATGCTCAATACGATATAGGGTGGTTAAGTGTCCTAGGTATAGAAGTTAAAGGTCGTATTCATGACACAATGGTAGCGATGGCGCTTATTGATGAGAATAGATATTCTTATACATTAAATAGTATATCGTTTGATTACCTTGGTGAATTTAAGAGTGAAGCTAAACTTAAAGAAGCGGCGGCATCATTTGGTGTAGATGCAAAGGCTGAAATGTATAAATTACCGGCTACATTTGTAGGAGAGTATGCTGAGGAAGACGCAAGGCTAACGCTAAAGTTGTATGAGAAATTAGCATGGGAGATTAAGAAGGATAATCTTGATACAATATATGATATTGAATGCAGATTGATTCGTGTCATTTTTAACATGACTAAAAAAGGCGTTCGGTTTGATGAAAATAAAGTAGTTGATTTAAATAGTAAATTTAAAAACAAAGAGAAGAAACTTTTAAAAAGAATAAAGGATTTAACTAACCAGGACGTAGAGATATGGGCAGCAGCTTCTATAGCAAAAGCTTTTGATTCTATGAACTTACCATACGAGAGGACTGCTAAAACAGATTCTCCGTCGTTTACTAAGATGTTTTTAACTGATCATCCGCATGAATTACCTAGACTAATTATGCAAGCGCGTGAGCTTAATAAACTAAGAGGTACATTTTTACAGGGATTATTAAAACATAATACAAATGGTAGAATTCATGCACACATTAATCAAATTAGATCTGATAGTGGTGGAACTGTATCTGGTAGGTTTTCTTATAATCATCCTAATTTACAACAGATACCTAGTCGTGGTCAGTTTGCTAAAGAGATACGGAAATTATTTATACCGGAAATTGGAGAGTACTGGCTTAAAGCAGACTACTCGCAACAAGAGCCCAGGTTATTAACACATTGGGCATGTCTTGTAGGACAATTAGGTGCTGAAGAAGTCAAAGAAGCTTATAAGAAAAGTGATCTGGATTTTCATCAACAGACAGCAGATATGGCAGGAGTGGAAAGAAGACTAGCTAAGACTATTGGTTTAGGTGTAATGTATGGCATGGGTTATAACAAAATGGCACGTGAGTTAGATATAGATCCGCAGGATGCTAAGAAAATGTTAAAAGATTTCCGTGAACGTGTACCTTTTATGCAAGGAATGCTAGAGGCGGTGATGAATCGTGCTAATTCTAAGGGCATTATTCGTACATTACTGGGTCGTAAATGTAGATTTGACCTGTGGGAGCCTACACAATGGGGTGTACATAAAGCATTACCACATAATCAAGCCAAAGTAGAGTATGGAGAAGCAATAAAAAGAGCTGGAACATACAAAGCTTTAAATAGATTGATTCAAGGATCAGCGGCGGACCAGACTAAGAAAGCCATGGTAGATGTCTATGAGGAACTAGGTGTAGTGCCTTTAATACAAGTACACGATGAGTTAGATTGTTCTGTTAAAGATGAGAAAGAAGCTAAAGAGATACAACGTGTCATGGAGACATGTGTAGAACTAGAAGTACCATCCAAAGCAGATATAGATCTTGGAGAGAGTTGGGGCGGATGAACTGGATCTGTGTCACATTAATGATTTGCATAGGGTTTAATCCAGAAATGGATTACACCAATAATGATGAATTTATAGATGATGTAAGTGCATGTGTATTACATTTAAATGCTTTACATGAAGAACACGAAAGGGTTCCTATGAATTTAGTAGTAGCGCAAGCTATTCATGAATCAAATTGGGGTAAATCTAGATTTGCTGTGGAAGGTAATAACCTCCTTGGAATCCGCACGTTTGACCCATCAGATGATCAACTAAAGCCGCTAAGTAATCCTAATGCAAGCTGGGGGCTTAGGATCTTTGAGACAAAGTGCGAATCCATATCTTACTATATGGACTTACTCAATAATAACCATCATTATAAACAATTCAGAGAAGAAAGATTATTACAGTATTTCAATAAGATAGTCGACCTAGATAAGCTAGCTATGACACTTGCAATATATGCAGAAGATGTATATTATACGCAAAAAATCATCCGTACATTAAAGAAGTTGGAGGCCTATGACAGAGACTAGAAAACCCGGGTACAAAGAACAAGGCAAAAGCCGTGCGGCTAATCAGAAAGCTGTAAACGGAGTTAAACCAGGATTTGCTATTAATCATGAACAAATGGAGTTTGAAAGACGTAAACTTTTACAGGAAATGTCTGGTAAAATGTCTCCAGATAGAAAGCAATTAAACATGATGGCTGCAGTAGCAGCTACAGAAGAACCAAAATATTTTAAAACAACGAATTTAACTAAAGCAGGAAAGCCAGCAGAATATGATAGCACTGAAGGTGAAGGCGAACAGCGTGAACCAACTATGCGTATTTTATCACTAGGAGCTGGTGTTCAATCATCTTGTCTAGCTTTAATGGCACAAGAAGGATTAACCAAACATAAACCAGATTATATGATATTTGCTGATACAGGATGGGAACCATCTTTTGTTTATGAGCATGTAGAATATTTAAAGAAGGCAATAACAATTTGTCCTATTATCACTGTAGAGAGAGGAAATATCCGTGAAGATCTGATCAAAGCAGCGAACCCAGAACCAGGGTCTAGAGAAGAGGAGAAATCGTTTGCTGGTCGTGTACCAAACCCACCTTTGTTTGCTGCACGTCCTAATGGTGGAAGAGTAGGGATGCTTTATAGACAGTGTACACATGATTATAAGGTAATCCCTATTCAAAAAAAAATGAGAGAATTATTAGGAGTTAAACCTAGGCACAGAGTACCTAAAGATATGATAGTAGAACAATGGATTGGTATATCTACTGATGAAGCTATGCGTATGAAAAAGGCTAGAATGCCATGGCTTACATCTCGTTGGCCTTTAATTGAAATGAGAATGTCACGTGCTGATTGTTTACAATGGTACCGTGATATAAAGAAACATCCTATGCCCGGTAAGTCATCATGCATTGGTTGTCCTTATCACCATGATGATCAGTGGAGAAACATGCAAAAGAATTATCCTAAGGATTGGGAAGATGCGTGTGATCTTGATGATAAAATAAGACATGGATTAAAGAACACAGAAACAGAATTGTTTCTACATAAGTCAGCTAAACCTTTGAGAAGCATGAATTTTTTAGAGCCAAAAGCTCAAGGTAATTTGTTTGGTGAAACATTTGATGAAGAATTTGCAGATGAATGTGAGGGTATTTGTGGAATATGATAAACGCAGCGTGCGCCAAGGACCTGAATTTAAATGCTCAGAATGTGATACTTGGT